CTTGGTTACAATAAGTATTGCAATCTCATACCGTTACAAACAATAATGCTTAAAGACTCATTGTATGGACTATTTGAATTGAAAATTAATGAGGAACCGTGTTCAACTATTAATTTCATAACGCCAGAAAGAGATACATATGAAGAACTACTAGCCAATGATCACATTGCCGAACTATCTCACTTTAGTTTTGATAAAACTAAATCAGGTTCTTATAGGTACTACAACAGTGAAACTAAGCGTAATGAATTCCTCATAGTGGAGAAAGTCCAAAGTAAAATAATCGGTAATGGGTATACAGTAACAATTAGCCTTGATAAATTACTAGAACTAGTCAAAAACGTCACACAAATTATATTAGCCAAGGGAGATCAAGCTGAAATAACCACTCGATTAAACAGATTGTTGATAACCCAGTTGAACACACGCGATATGAATGTAAATGGCTATTCTGCGGTATTAGCCATAGGTTACCACTACAGCGAGCGATTGGCTAAAGCTTTACACACAGGCATCAGTTCAACTAAAATCCGTGAACTCAATCACAAACTCACTACTCAGCACGAAACGTGGTTAGAATGGTTTTTGCGACACAAATATAAGTTCATAACCCTAGGACTAACAACAATAGCAGCTAGCATGTTCTATAAATACTATCCAGCTACGGTTAAAAGATTATTCAAAAATTTTTTGCAGCCACTCGCCGAGTCAGTGATCGACAGCAAAGCGGGTCAGGCATTGAAAAAGCAATTTGCGTCGACAACATGCCTATTGTTAAGTTTTTACGGACTATACAATTATACTACTTTGACAACATCCGTGCGTACAGCTGCAAAATTTTCATTGAAATACGCGACGGAACAACTGGTGAACTTCAAAAAACATTTTACTGATATGTGGAAACCATCATGGAAGACGACGACCCAAGCAACATGCATAAAAGAAATCAAACCAATTAAATACAATGGTCTGACCAAATTCTACATTTCTAAATTAGACAAGAACGGACTGATATCTAATGACACTATCAAACCCGAAAACGTAGAAAAACAAACTCTTAAAGACATGTATTGTAGCTGTGAAGGAAAAATAGAAACGCGAACCATAGTGCAGGTGAACGATCAATTAGCTGTGTACAAACCAGTCGTACTATACGCTCCATGTTACAAAAATAATATAGCTGCTTCACTACGTATGTGTGCTAAAACTCCATTACCCGATCCAAAAATACATGATGAATTTGATAATTATGCTTTCAACCTAATTAAAAAGGAAATTAAACCGTTAATGACGGACGCCGTTTTCGTGGAAAATGACGTTATGCCTGAAATAGGGTTAAATGTGAATAAAGTGCAATGGTTTAATCACTTAACCAAAACAAAACAGGACGAAGTAAAACAATTCATCATAGACGATAAAGGCAACGTGATTGAAGATGCTATAATCGACCATGAAAAACATCAGAAGTATGCTGACACTTATACAAACTTTGTTAAGAGTGAGAAACAGTTCATGGAAGATGACGAGATGCCGAAAACTCGTTGCATCTGTAGCCCTGAAGCTTATGTAAAATACATTATGGGACCCATAACGCTGGAACTTGAAAGAACATTCAAGAAACACCTCAAAGGTTACAAAGTACCAGAAAATTGGGAAAAGATGGAACAAGAACTCAATAGACTTACTAAAGAAGGGTACCAACACACGTTACAACTAGATGGATCAGCTTTCGATACCACACAACACTATAAACTTAAAAAGAGTGTAGACCATAAAATTTACAAATTGATCGAAGACAATGTTACTATACATACTAATTTTAAATATTTTTATGAAGTAGTTACGAAGAAAATTAGAAAAGTTAAGATCAAAGTAAAGATAGGTGGAGTTTACACAAGTATAGGAGTATTACATGTCGAAGGCCAAGTGTTCTCAGGATCACCTGATACTACACTAATGAATACAGTGCGTATGGCACTGTACAATAGGTTTGTGCATTTTAAAGCTGGAATTAAAGAAGGAGAATATGAACTATGGGTTAAAGGAGATGATGTAGTAACATTTTATAAACATTACGCTACATTACTCAAAGCGTTAGAACAATATAAGAAGATTTTCGTGGACAAGGAC